AAGATAAATTCTGGTCTAGCTAAAATATCCATTAAACCAGCACCAGTACTTTGCATAGCACTAAGTAGATTTTTACCTATATATGTTGCTATAGCCAAACCAACTACTTTAAAACCTGCACTTAGTCTCGTTGTTTTCTTTTGAGATTCATCTAATTGAGTAGAAAGTCCTTTTTTAAATGCTTCATCACTAGCATCAAACGCTGAACTTAAAGTACTACCTATACCAGGAATCAATGCTCCAATCTTTTGAAGTGGGGCCATCATTTTTTGATGTTTAGTTAAAGCTTCATCAGCACCTTTTCGAGTTTTCTTTTGTATTGTAGCTTGATCTAGTAACAGTCTGTATATCTTTCTCTCAGCTTCGATTGTAGTTTTGTTAAGTTTTTGTTTTAAAGATTTTAAATTTATAGTGTTAGCAAATATATCTTTTTGATTTTCAGCTAAATTTTGACCAATATCTAATTGGTCTTCCATTGTATCTACAATTTTACCTGATTGGGATTTTATTTTTCCTAATCTATCATCTAACTCATTAAAAATACCTAGAACGCCTTTACCACCTTTTGCTAGTCTTGCAAGTTCTTCAGTAAATAAGTCTTTAGCTCGTGCGCCTTTATCATTGGCAGGCATTTATTATAACCCCATACTTTTTAAATGAGCATCATACTCTGGGTCTTTGTTTCTTCTTTTAGCCATTTCATCTTCAGCATCCCTATTAGCTTTGTCAACTCTATCCATAACTTTTCTCATCTCTGGATCTTTTCTTAGTTGTTTTTGAATTTGTTTACCTTTTCTGCTACCTAAAGCTTTGAAAAGTGAACCAATGAATTCTTTTAAAACTGATTCGTTTTTATATGTGTATTTACCTATTCTACCAGACATTTTAAAACTCCTAAATATGATGTGAGGGTGTTCATTTATAAATATCAAAAATAGTAAAATTTATTTTTTTATATAGGGGGGTGTTGTTTTATGTTTTTGTTGCTCTTTTTTTATTTGAGCAGTTTCTTCTTTATATTGTTTTTCCAGTCTTTTATAATAGAAACTACGTAAATAAATTGGCATATTGTATACTTCGTCAAAAGTGAAACCACCTTTACCGAAATATATTAATTGAAAGACTTGTTCGTGAATTAAAGGTTTGTCTTTAGGCTGGAGGCCAAAAAAACTGGGCGGTGATCTCCACCGCCACCTCCTCTTCTCTACCATCAGGAAAAGTGGCAATTGTGGTCATATTTATATCGGGATTAATAGAATTTAAATACCTTCTTAACTCCAATGAATCTACTGATAGAAATTCAGTATCTACAAAATTATGGATATATTGTTTTTCTGAATTACCATCAACTGAAACTATAAGTCTTTTCATACGACTAGTCATTGTTGTAACTATAGAATTAGAGATTTTTTTTAATGCTTCTACTTCTTTTACAATTTCTTTTTCATCTGTATGGGTAAGAAATCTAAGTATTATTGGTCTTTTACTATTTGGTAATTCAAATGGAAATTCATTAATACCTTGTGGTAATTTATCAAAATCAATTTCTTTATCATTTAACGTAGTTAAATCTACAGTTACATTAACTTCTTCACTAGTTTCATCGTATGTTGTAAATTCATACATTTTACCATAAGCAAGTATTCTTGCAGCAATAATAAGTGAATTTTTATCACCTATAAGTAAATCACCTATATTAATGTTCTTATCAACAATTAATGCTTCTAAAAGTTTATCGATAGCAATTCCTTGTTTCAACAAGTTAGGTGAAGTAAGAATATCTTCTTCTTTTGCTGTCATGTATTTCATTTCCAATTTGCCAGATGCAAGTGGACTGTCTTTAGGATAAAAATATCCATTTGACGGTAATTCCACTACTTCAGTAGGGAATTGAGTTTCATTAGCCATAAATGACTCCTTTGTGTATTATATTAATAACCAATTATACTTATAACTGTTTTTTTTGAAATAACAAATTATTTTTTCGGTGCAAATTTCTCTTTGATTGGTTTAAGAATCATATCGAAAACGATATCGTCATATTTTGTTGGAGTAAGTTTTACGATTTTTTCTATTGCGTAAATACCAACTAAAACATATTCCCAATTTGCTGCTATCCATTCAGTCATTATATTCTCCTATTAGAATTGTAAGATTGCGTAATCATACTGTAATGTTAGGGTGATATCTGCTGGCTCATTTGAGTCAAAAGCCATCTCACCAAAATTTGCGGTTGCTATGTAAGCACCCTTTAATGTCCACTCTTCTACTATATCACCAACTGGTCCTAGCATATTGAATGTAACATCCTTTTTATAAAAATCTGCATATCCATCTCTACCTGTTACAGACTCGTGTCCTAAACGAACCCACTCCATAACAGCTTGTGCACCACTTGGAACAATTGGATCGTATAGTGTTATATCAACTGGTTGCCAAGTTCCCTTACCTTTAAGGTGTCTCTTAACGTTGATATGGTCTAAAACCATCTCTTCAAACTGTATCTGTGGTCTTGCAGCCGCTTTAACTAAATATGATGGAATACCCTCGATGTACATAATAAACCGATTCTTTGTTTTCGGTTCAAACGGGGTAAAAAATATTTCATTCGTATCTAAAATGTCAGGCATTATTTGTCTCCATTAAACGCATTTTGTATCTTCTAATATAAATATCATAAACTTAAAAAATAAGTAATATCGACAATATATAGTTCTTTTTAGTTTTATAGTAGTTTTATAGAAAAAGAAAAACCCCAACCGAAGTCAGGGTTTTCCATTATACGTCATCGTATGTTATAAGATAAACTTACTCAGGGAACGATGCGCCTGTAGGTTGAACAACAAAATCCAACACAATGAACTCTGCAGTTCTTGTAGGTTGAATGAATATCTGTCCAACTAATCTGTTTCTATCTACAACATCAGGAGTATTGTTAGTTTCATCCATTACTACTCTGAAAGCACTTAGACCACTATTGGACTGTACACTTTCAAGATATGGATTAACAATATTCAAGAATCTGTTTCGTGTAGCTACTGTATTCTGTTCGAATACTAAGTATCTTGAAGCTGATGCGATGAATTTCTTCAATGCAATCAACAACCTACGAACATTGATTCTATCTAATGCTGATGGTTTAGATTGTAATGTTTTCTGTCCGAAAACTACAACACCTTGACCAGGGAATGAAGCGATTGGATTAACTCTTTCTTCATAGAGATCGTCTCTTTCAGCGTGTGTTAATCTTGTCTTAGCTTCTAATACCGTTGTCAAACCACCACGATTTAAACCTGCAGGTGCAAACCATTCGTGTGCTACTTTATCAGTAAATGCGATTACTCCAGGTAATACAACTGATGGCGGGACCCAAACTGGTCTGTTTGTGTCTGCATCAACTATCTTAACCCAGGGGTAATATGTTCCTGCATAATTAGTATCTAAAGCAGTTACAGTATTTGTTACTGTAGCAATAGTATCTCCATATGCAGCTGCATCCATCACGTAAAAAGCGTCAGCTCTAGCTTCTACTTTTAATATTGCGTGATTTGTTACCTTTGGATGTAATCTGTGTATCACACCAGGTGTTACTAACAAGTTAATATCAAACTCATCAGGATTACTTACAGCGTTTATAGCTCTTTTATAAGCTATCGAACCACTTGCTGTGGCACTTGATAAATCAAATCCCATAGTGTTTGTTGCACTTATATCATTACCTGTGAGTTTTGGATTACCAGGATTATCACCATCAAATCCCCATTGGAAAGGAACTGTAAATTTCCTCTGACCAATAGCTGAAAGTGCTAATGTAACTTTCTCCGTAGCGTCTGAATATGTGGATGCTAAAGCAGTTGCGTCAGCGTGTCCTAACATATTTTCAAGAGACATAGAGACATTACCTGTTGTAGCGCCTGTCTTGTAAATAGGTGATAAATATTCACCATTATCAGGACGTTTAGTCATATCGAAATCAAAACCATAAAATATGTTTGAATCGAAATCACCATTAGTATTCTGTTGTGTGTGAACAAAAGATGCACTTGGTGCACTAGCTACAGGAATATATACTGCGCTGTGTCCCATAGGAACAACGGTTGTTGGCATATTCTCTAAGTTTTTATAATCACCAACTCGAACATGCTTACTCAAGTTTGGATAATCACCTTTGTATGTCAACTTACCATTTGAATCTATTTCAACGAACCTATCGCCAACCATTCTAGCAAAATAGTTTGGTGCTGCTGGATCGAATGTCAAATTATCAAATTGTTCTACTATCTGATTGTCTTTTGTTTTATTTGGTGCATGATGTCTAATCTGTAAAGAGAAAGAACCATAATCACTACCTGCTATTGATGATGCTGCCTTCACATTCAAAATATTAGTCTTATAAGCTTTGTTCATATTCGTTCCGTGTGAACGTGTATAAACTCTGAATAAGTTATATCTTGAACCAGCTACCAATTGTGATTGTAGGTATGGCGTTCTAGCAACATTATAATCTTTATTGCCTGTCCATGAATCAGCATTTCCATCAGCATCAAATGTAGTTACACCTGAATTTAAATCAAGTGTTCCTGTTGATGAGGTAATTGCACTTTGCCAAGCGCCTGAACCTGTGGAATGTTGAATCCCCTTAAAGTTTTTGTAAAGATAGACTGGAACTGTCGTTCCTGCTCCATCATCTGATATCTGAGGATCTGTACTAAGGACATCTCCGATATAATTTGCACTTCCTGTACTAAACGAAATTGTTTTTGTATAGGTTGTGACATCACTTCCACTAACTACTAATGTGTAGTTTGTAAAAGTTCCACTACCTGTAGATGGTGTTAAATCACCAGTACCGTTTACAGCTCCACGTGATGGTGCTAAAACAGCTAATGCGTGATCTTTAGTTGAACCACTAATTCTACAAGATAATGTAATTATATCAGGTTTATATCCACCTAGTCCCAAAACCCTCACGACCGTTACCGAACCAGCGGAACGTAAATATTGTTGTATGGTATATGGCGTATAAAAACGCTTATCAAGACCACCGAACATCTCTTCGAACTCTGAATAATTATTCAGAATAGTAGGTGTAAAAGCCGGACCTTTAGTCGTTGGACCAATAATCGCAGCTCCAATGTCTGCTACACCTTGTGGAAGAAATGATAAGTCTCGTTCTTGAGTAAATACACCAGGACTTACTATTCTTTCAGCCATTGAGTTTCTCCTAAATGAGTTTTAAAATAAAGAAATTTTTATTTAATTATAAATATAAAAAAAAATCCCCAAACACCGTAATGTGGGGATTTTTCTTTGTTTTTTTAAGTTTTGTGTTAACTATTTGGTGTAAATACACCACTATCTGGATCTAAGTTACCCGAACCGTATTTTTCATTCAATTCTTTACCAACTTTTTTCTCTACTACTTGAGTATCAGAATACTTTTTAGCGTAATCTTCTTCTGATTTTGCTAAACTGTCTATCTGTTGTTGGAGTGCTATTTTTTGAATAGCTATTTGACCAAATGCAGTTTGACATTCGAGATAGTCTTGTTGAATTTGCTTCAATGACTTTAACTCATCGTCTGTGAATTTGATTTCCTTAGATTCTTTTTCTAATTTGTCAACTAATTTTGACTCTTCTGCCATAACATTTCCTCTTAATTTATGTTAGTAATAAGTATTAATTACTTCTTCAAACATTCACAATTTTTTTCTATATGCTCTACTTTTTTATGTAATTCTTTGATTGATTCTATCAATAATGGAACTATTAACTCATATTTAACAGCTTTATATCCATCACCTCTTTCAGTTACGATTTCAGGAAGAACTTTTTCTACTTCTTGTGCTATAACACCATAAGAGTGTTCACCTGCAAATACTTCTTTGTTATCATTCCAATCAAACTCCACACCACGAAGTTCCGAAAGTTTCATTAACGGATCTCCGATTTTTACTATATTATCTTTCAATCTTTCGTCTGAAGAGAAGAATGCAACAACGTCATTGTTAAAGTTAGCAAGTCCTGCTGCACTCATATCTAATGTAAGTGCAGTAATTCCTGAACCACCATCATTACCTTGAAATATCATATCTTTATCAGATACAATTGATTTAAATGTTAGATTACTACTTGCAAGATTTATATTACCTTCATGAGTTCCACCAGATGATAATAAGATGTCATCACCAGCAGCGTCTAATGTTAAATCAGCAACGCAATCTATCAGTAGGTTATTTGCTGATACTACTAAGTCAGTTCCATCACCCTCAATTTTCTCACTAGCTCCACCGAACACAATACCAACATCGTTAGGTATATGAACATCAGAAGTTGCAGTTAAACTTATCTTAGCACCTGAGTTTATTGTTAAATCTGTTCCATCAGATTCAATCTTCTCATTTGCATCTGTAAAGTGTAAACCAACATTAGTTGGTATCACAATATCAGTAGTTGCAGTTAGATTTAGTAAATTACTTGATGCTATTGTCAAGTCTGTACCATCACCTTCTATCTTCTCACCATCGTCTCCAAATACAAGTCCAATGTTGTTAGGTAAGTTTACATCTGCTGTTGCAGTTAAGTTAATATCAGCGCCTGAGTTTAAAGTCAAGTCTGTGTCATTACTTTCTATCTTTTCACTACCATTATCATCAAATACTATACCTTTGTTTTTAGGAACGTGAATATCAGTAGTTGGAACTAAATTAATCTTTGCACCAGCGATTGTTAAATCAGTTCCGTCACCTTCTATTTTTTCACTAGCTCCACCAAATACTATACCAACGTCATTTGGAATATGAACATCTGAAACTGCAGTTAGATTTATTTTAGCTCCTGAATTTATAGTTAAATCAGTATTATCAGATTCTATTTTTTCACTTGCGTTAGCATCAAATACTAATCCAACACTATGTGGAATGTGAACATCAGTTGTAGCAGTCAAGTTTAATTTAGCACTTGAAGCTACAGTAAGGTCAGTTCCATCACCCTCTATCTTCTCGCCATCATCACCAAAGGTAAGACCGATAGCACTTGGGATATTTACATCAGCATTTGCTGTCAAGTTAATATCACCACTCGCAGCGGTAATAGTTAAATTTGTTCCGTTTGATTCTATCTTTTCATTTGCGTCAGTAAAATGTAATCCGATATTAGTCGGTATGATAACATCAGCTGCTGCTGTAAGATTGATATTATTACCAGCGATTGTTAAATCTGTGCCGTTTCCCTCTATCTTTTCTCCGTCATCTCCGAAAGTAAGACCTACGTTAGCAGGAACATTAATATCTGTAGTTGCAGTTAGGTTTAAATCAGCGCCTGCTGCAATAGTTAAATCAGTTCCATCACCACTTAAAAATTCACCACCTGCATCGAATATGTATGCTCTCTGTCTTGTTATTGTATGGTGGAATGAACCTGTTCCTGAACCACTAACATGACCATCCATTATAATTTTAGCACCAGCAATTGTCATATTAGTTCCATCACCCTCTATCTTTTCACCATCATCACCAAAAGTTAAACCAACGTTTGCAGGAACATTAATGTCAGTCGTAGCAGTTAAATTTATATCAGCGCCAGAATTAATAGTTAAATCTGTATCGTTTGACTCAATCTTTTCACTACCATTATCATCAAATACTATACCTTTGTTTTTAGGAACATGAATATCCGTAGCTGGAACTAAATTAATCTTTGCACCAGCGATTGTTAAGTCTGTGCCATCACCTTCTATTTTTTCACTAGCTCCACCAAATACTATACCCACGTTATTAGGTATATGAACATCTGAAACTGCAGTTAGATTTATTTTAGCACCTGAGTTTATGGTTAAATCTGTATCATCTGACTCAATCTTTTCACTCGCGTTAGCGTCAAAGACTAATCCAATATTTTGTGGAATATGAACGTCTGAAGTAGCAGTTAAATTTAATTTAGCACTTGATGCTATTGTCAAGTCTGTGCCATCACCTTCTATCTTCTCACCATCGTCTCCAAAGGTAAGACCAATGTCTGCTGGTATATTGACATCTCCTGTAGCAGATAAAGTTAAATCTCCACCCGTATCTATATCTAATGCACCACTTGCATCTATTTCAGCTGCATCTAATGTGATTGTATCTACTATAAGTTTAGGTGCTTCTACAAATACACTTGAAGATATTGCAGTTCCAGCGTGTCTGTATCTTAAAAATGCTACACTACCACTAACACCCCAATCAATACCACCGTTGTGCATTAGTGCTGAACTTTCTGAACCACTACCAACCGTTATTGTGTGGTCAGCTACTTGTAACTCACCAACTGATGCTTGAATTTTATCACCCGTAACTGTTAAGTTGCCAGGAATTGTAACATCTCCGTTGTTAAATGTAACAGTTTCAATTATTGTGTTTCCGTTTGAAATTACTGACAAGTTATTACTACCGTCAGCTTCTATTTTTTCAGTATCAGCTCCGAATGTTAAACCTATTGATGCAGGAATATTAATATCAGCCGTAGCAGTTAGGTTGATATCATTACCAGAATTAATGGTTAAATCTGTTCCGTCTGATTCTATCTTCTCATTTGCATCTGTAAAATGTAAACCGATATTAGTCGGTATAATAACGTCAGCTGCCGCTGTAAGATTGATGTTATTACCAGCGATTGTTAAATCTGTGCCGTTTCCCTCTATCTTTTCTCCGTCATCTCCGAAAGTTAAACCTACGTTTGCAGGAACATTAATGTCAGTCGTAGCAGTTAAGTTTATATCTGCACCAGAGTTTATAGTTAAATCTGTATCATTTGATTCTATTTTTTCAGAAC